CGGGGAATCTTGGTTTCCAGCGCTCAGCGTGTTTCCGAAGACGCCCATTTAAGCCGCCGATGCAAGGTGATAGTTGACGCGATCGAAGCCGTCCGCGAAACGATGCACGGCGAGCGGCGCGACCTTCCGAACCTCATCGGCCATGAAGCCGATATGGCGCACCTTCGTCGACTCCCACATGTAACTGTAGGTATAGACGCCGAGGCCATTTCTCCATTTGCCGATATGTCGAATGTCACGTTTCGCGCGCCGGTCGGACATCATCATTCCCATAATGCCGGCCGAGCCGAGGCCGAATAGCCCGCTCATCATATTGTTGGAACTCGACTGTCCAGCGTTATATCCAGCAAGCTGCGACTGATATTGGTTGTTGTAGAGGCCCGAGATATCGGCCGGCGCTGCGCTCGACTGTCCAGTCCCGGAATAGCCAGGGATGAACGCGGCGGCAGACTGCGCGTTTTGGTACGGCAATTGTCCGATGCCGACCTGCTGGCCATAAAGTCCCGCTTGCTGTCCGGCTGATGTCATGCCCGACCCGATCGCGCCCAACTGGCCCTGTCCGAGTTGTCCAGCGAGTCCATAGAGCCCGGCTGCGCCGCCTAGCGCGTTTGCTTGCTGACCATAAACATTTGCCTGATTGGAAAGCGCGCCTGCCTGCTGACCGTATGCGTTGATCTGGTTCCCCAGCATTCCCGCTTGCTGTCCATAGGCGCCAATCTGGTTTCCGAGCAATCCGCCTTGTTGACCATAGGCGTTGATCTGGTTTCCGAGCATCCCCGCCTGTTGACCGTACAAGCCAGCCTGAGCGCCGATATTCTGCCCTTGGGCGCCTAGCAAACCAGACTGCGTGTTGATGCCTGAAATCTGATTTTGGAGGTTTTGCGCGCCGATCTGAGAACCCGTGAGAATCGATTGATTCTGCGCGTTGCTATATGCCTGTTGCTTCGTGTTGTTGAAGTTCGTCATGGCGTTGTTGTACGCCTCCGAACCTGGGGTCAATCCTTGATTGGCAAGTTGCGCGCTCAGCGATTCGCTCTGCTGCGAGAACTGCGGATCGAGGTATTGCTTCTGCGCTGCGTAAGCTGCGTTCTGGCCTTGCTGTCCCGCCTGTTGCGCGGCGCCTTGATTCAATTGCGAACCGAGGCCGGCGTATTGGTTGTTGAGGTTGCTGTATTGGCCAGCGAGCGCGCCAGTGTTGCCGGACAAACTTCCGTAACCAGACGCGGCGTTCCCGATGTTATTAATCAGGCCGCCGTAGTTGGATGCGGCGTTACCGACATTCCCCATCATGCCGCTATAGCCAGACGCAGCGTTATAGATGTTTCCAGAAACGTTGCCTAAACTATTTCCCGAATTTCCGATATTGCCGGAAATGTTCTGATACTGCGGGGCAAGCCCGAGCGCGCCCTGCTGGTAGTTCGCGAAATTGTTACCCACGCCCTGGGATTGCTGGCCAAGCGAACTGAGGTAACTTCCCAAGCCACCCAATCCATTCAGGGCGTTCTGCTGTATGCCAGTGCTGTTTTCCGACTGGGCCAAATTGTGGCCGAGCAGATCGCTGATGGTCGACGTGGCTTGCGTGTTCGTGTTGTAGATCGGCGCCCCGGTATTCGGGTCCGTGCCGACCTGCGTGGTTTGCTGAGAGCCAAACGGATTTGAGAAGTTGTTTAGATTTAGCGCTTTGTTATAAGCAGCCGTGTCAGTATTCGTCTGTGTTGTGGCTGCTGCGACCTTCATAGGATCGGGCGGCGGTGGCGCGCTTCCACCGCCGCCGCTCTTGCCTTCCAATGTTTCCGGGCGATTCTTGAACAGCGCTCGGCGAAATGCGAGCGCCGGCAAATCAGGCTGATCGAAGTAATGCCGCATGATGTTTCCCTTCTAGGAAGCGGCACTCTCGTTTGAGCATGCCATAAATTATAAGGTCAGACCCGTCATCGCATCCTTCCCGCAAGATGCCTTCTTGCATAAAACCCAGATGTTGTACGAAGCGTCGCGAATCACAATTATCGGCACGCACGTTTGCAATAATGCGAGAGCATCCGATTTGTAGAAATGGATATCGGAAGATGAAAGACAGATATGCCGGCGTTAGCCAATGGCGCGACCCGTCAGAAGCGATATGCGTATGAACTGAGATGCCTGTATAGCATTCGTATAAAACCCCAGCGACGAGTTCGCCATCTTTCTCAAGACCTATCGCCGTGTAATTGAATAGATCATCTTTCTCACCGACGCGTTCAGCCACGAAGCGCATGACGCGCTCCGGTTCATCCCACACTATTCGCTTCATAGAACGCCGCAATCGGCCATGAGGTAACTCGTCGCGGTCCACAGCAATGACGAGTCAAGTGCGCTTGCTTTCAGGTGCATGGCCGCCCATGTGCCAATGCCGGAGACGAATTCCCAATCTTTGGTCACAACCGAATTACTTCCCCAAATGGCCACATCCCATAGACCGGAGTCCCACAGGCCATAGGGAGGCTGCGAGAAGCTAGGAAGCCCAACGGGAGGGGATAGATCGAAATCGACGTTCAGACCCATCAACACGCCTGGCAGGCCGCTAGACTGCAACAACGGTCGCGCCATCGTGATTTGCTTCTGCTGGTTCGTGCCGAAGCTGCTGAACGCCTGGAGCGCCTCGCCATTGACCTGAGCGCCGTTGTCGTCGACATTGGTCGTCCACGCCTTCACCACGACACCATTCCCGCCGTAGTAAATGACATCGTTTAACCGTTCCCAACAATTCGCATTCCACCCAGTGAAGTTGCACCACGCGCCAGTGATGGTGTTCATCACATATTGCTGTTGCTGTCCAAGTCCAATCGGGATATTCAGGATCAGCGCGTTCTGCAACGGATGCAGGAGCATCTGAAAGCCGAAATTTGAAGCGTAGGAGGTCGTGGCGGCCGATATGGCGCCTTGAATCTTGTACGTGAGGTTCTGAGATGTGTTGACACGGGAAGACGCTAGAAGCTGTGAGATAGGCCCGAGGCCGTCTTTCCCGAGATAGAGAAGATCGCCGCCGTATTTCAGGAAGCAACGATTTCCCATCGGCGTACCAACCTGATACGTGCCGGCCTTCTGCCAAGTCGTAGATTGGGACGGATCGGTGCCCTGATAGACGGCGATTTCGCCTTCACTCGTGACCCATACGGCGTAGTCCTGCATCCCGTCGCCACCGTCGACAGTCCACACGCCCATCGCCACCAACGATCCGCCGCGGCGAAAGATCGGGCTGAAGTCGAATTGCGTCGCAGCGCCCCCGACCTGACCTACAGGCAGATACCACGCGTGGAGACTGCTTTTCTCGACGAACCAGACGCGCGATGCGAACGAGCAGACATGAGACAGGTTGTTCGGATTGACGCCGGTTATCGAGATTGGCGAAGAACCGGAAGTGACACTCTGCCACGTCGTGCCGTTATAGACATAATACCCGTCTGCGCCATTGACCATCATCAGGAACGGGCCGGCGCTTGTGGCGAAATTATCGTGAATCCACTTATCACTCGTCAGCGAGCCGATAACCGCTGCGCCCACTGCGCCGCCTGCGGTCACGTCGAATACAGAGCCACCCGCCGCGGCGAAAAGCTTCAGCGTTCCGCTCGCCGGATTAAAGCCCATCAGCGAATTGACCTGATTGCCGAGGCCCGTCGACCATGTAGTAGAACCTTGGCGCAAACTAACGCCGCTCGTATTCGGGAACCAGTTCGTCAGAATAACGGCGTCTTCCGGCGCCATCGCAGCCAGCGCGTCTCGTGCGTTCCATCCGCCAATCGGCGCCGGCACGATCGATGCGCGTGCGAGCTGCTGCCGTACTGGAGTCGCAACCGGCATGCGCATCATTGCGCCCAACTCCCGGACGGTACGAGAATCCCAGGATAGATATCGTAGCGCGTATCGCCCATGTTGATCACGTCTTTCGAGCCATCGCGCGCCTTCGAAGTCATCAGCATCTGCTCGTAATCGACGAAGTCTTGCGCGTAGTCGAGGCCCTTCGCTTTCTTCCAACGCCATTCGCAACCAAGCTTGAACGTGGCTTCGTCGAGCAGAAGAACATCGGTATCGGCCATGAATCGGCTTTGTGCCGTGCCGCCGGACGACTGACAGAAGTTCGTCGACTTGTACTGGAAAAAGATCGGCTGGCCGGCCGTCGGAACCGGGATGAAACGGATCGCATTGCCGCGAATCTGAAACTGATTCCACGGGCCTTGCATCACCATCGCTTCAAGCTGCTCCCAGCGCTGCGGCGTCATCGGGCCGAATACTGGGCGCCGCAATGTGCGGTTCCACATCGTGTCGTTCACTACGGCTTTGAAGCCAGGAAACGTCGCCGTGATATTGGCTACCTGAATCTCTGCGGCTACCGTGTTGAATGTGCCCTCACCAAGCATGACCTGCCAGTCGTATTCCGACGTTTGCCATTCGCCCTCTTTCGTCGACAGCGCGACAAGCTGCTGAATCGCCGGATCGCTCGATTGAGCGGCAGTCGACGGATTCGGCAGGTTGATCCGCTGTGCAACGTCCTGAATGATCGACAGGCAGGTCATTACCGTTCCTTACTCGTGTTGCTTAGGGGGACGGCCGGGGCCGCGCTTTTCGCTCGTCAGTGCCATCTGCTCGCGCATTTCATTGACGATGGACGTCAGCGCATCGACCTTGCTCTTGAGTTCCGCGTTCTCGACCGTCAGCGCTTCCACCTTCATCGCGCCTTCCTTGCCCTTGCCGATCTGGATCGACTCAGCCGCACGCAGCTTCAGAGCACGTGCACCCATGCCCATGCGTCCGAGTGCTTCCTCGTTCGCGCCGGCAAGTTGTTCGAGCGAAGTGATGTTCACGCCGAGACAGTTCTGAATCTCGGCCGGCGTGAAGAGCGTCGTACACATACGAAGCGGAGTGCCATCAGTCGGCATTTCCTGTCCGTCTTTGTACATCTTGAGCATCTTGGCGAACGAATCGACCCATTCCGGATCGTATTGGCCGACCTGCGAACGGTCGCGAATGTTCGTGATCCACTGATCTGCGTGGTTTTCCACCACGTCCTTACCGCCAGGCGGCGTGATCATGACCCATACAACATCCTTGTAGACCTTGTGGCCGGCGTCGATCGACGCACCGCGATCTTCCTGCGAGCGCGTCTCGAATCTGATGTGCGGTCGACCGCCTTTCTGTACTGCGACTTCGTATGACATGCTTTCTCCTTGGGCTGTATTTTTATTTGCTGAACAGATGCGCGTGCACGGCTGCGGCGAATTCTTCCGGCGCTTGGCTGCCACGCTGCATGACGGTCATGATCGAATGCGGGAGGCGCAGAAATGCCGCCTCGAGAACTTGAAAGCGTTCTTCGATCAACTGCATGTCGGTCTTAGGTGCGGGTGCAGGTTCTGCCGGCGCAACAGGCGCGGCTTCGACTACTGGCGCCACGACAGGCTCAGGCGTTGGGGCCGGTACTGGCTCGGTGCTCGACGGCGCTGCGTCTTGAACAACTTCGTCATTCATGATTCACTCCGAAAAAAGCGGCGCAGACCCGAAGGAATGCGCCGCAAAAAGTCCCCAAGGAGGACAGCGGGGAATGCTGATCGTTAAACGTCGAGACTGGCGCGAGTGATGCCGACGTAACCAGAAACGGTTGCTGCGGCCGCATTTGTCACGACGTTCGTTGCGACTGCCTGACCTTGTTGGTCAAGATTCGCTTCGTTGGTGGCGCCGTTCGCATATTCGGTTGCGGCGCCGATCCAATAAGCCAGCGAATAGATCGCATCGTTGAGACTAACGAGAGTTGCCATTAGGTCACCTGCCCTTGTGCGAGCGGCGAATTGATGGCGAGCACGTTCCAGAAGTTCGTGCCGTCGTTGTACGTGCCCGTCACGCTGACCGAACCGGTAGCCGTAGCGTTGGCGCTCATCACAACCGTGTTGTCAGGATTGACAGCGGTGATCGTCGTCGATGCCGGAATACCCGTACCGGTGACGGCAACGCCAACAAACCAGCCATCCGTTCCGCCAACCGTGCAACGGAGAATCGGCGAACCGTTCACCGTCTGCACGTTCGCCTTAACAACCGTGGTCGTCGCAGCGAGCGAGACACGCGCGTTCAGGATTTGCTTGCCGTTTGCGACGGCACCGAGCTTGCCAGCGGCAGTGATGCCGATAGCAGCCGCAGCGGCGACCGAAGCGCCCGACAAGGCCGGACCCTGACCCGACGTGAGGAACCAGCCGTACTGGACCGACGAGGCGTTGGATGCGTTGGCATTCATCGCCAATGCGACCGGGAAGCCGAGGTTGGCCGTGTTCGGGATGTCGATGGCGTTGTTGCCGTTGTCCCAGTACACCACCTCGCCGACCTTGAAGGCCGTCGAAGTCGGGATAGCCAGATACGTCGCCACTCCGCCGCCCCAGTACGGGTCGACGAATTCGAGCTGAGCGCCGAGCTTATGACGCTGCGTCGTGTCAGGCGTGAAGAAATTGCCGACCGGCTGCGAGCCGATCAGCGGATACATCGTTGCTGCTGTGGTCACGATGACCTCCTAAATTCGTTTCGTTGCTGAAGATTTAGCTTTGTCCACAGGGAAAGTCAGAGCCTTTTCGATCGTCCAGCCTCGTTTCAGCCTGTTCATGAGCGTATGCGGATCGATGCCGAATTTCTCTGCAATTTCCTGTTTTGGCCACGACTTCCCCTCGAATTCGATCATTCGAGTATTTCTGCGGTTGTTCTGCTGAGTCTTCCGACTAGCCCAACGGCAGTTAGCCTTCGAATAACCTTTCGAGTTGTCCTCGCGGTCCAAAGTAAGACCTTCGGGCGCCTCGCCCATGTCAGCTAGGAAATCCTCAAAGTTCTTCCAGCTTTCGCAGTAGCCAATCCCTCGGCCGCCGTAACAGGCATAAAACCTATTGTTTGGGTTATCGCAGCGTGATTTCATCTGCGCCCACGCGGTATAGGTCTTACTGCCGTTCTTTCCGTACGCTTGTCCATGCTTGGTGATCTTTGCAAGACGACCGCAGCCGCACGAAGTCACGTTGCCGCGCATGAGCGCATACGGCTGAGGAGTTGTTTCTTTTCCGCAATCGCATTTGCACAGCATCAACGGCATGACTTTCGCGCGGCCTTCTCGCTCGATTCCAAGCACCAACAACATTCCAAAACGCTTTCCGATCAGTTCGCGGTAACTCATGACATCCCCGATATTTAGGATGCCATGATTTTATCACGCCCTTATCAGGCTTTGAGCACTCCCTGAAGAAATCTCGCGCTGCACACCAAATTTCCTTGAAAAAGGATAGGTATCACGACGGCGTCTTGGTTGACGCTGCGCAGTTCGTCCATCATGGTCATGTTCGCGTCGCGATGAACAACCAACTCAAGGTAGTCAGTGTTCAGGAAATACGCGTGCGAAGTCGGGACGCCGCCCGACGAATCGAAGAACACGTCTGCGGTCTTGTACTTCATGCTGACCATACCGCCTTGGCCGTTGTCTTCCGGCGCGTAGCGCTTCAGGCTCGTCTGCGATTGCTCGTAGAAGCTGAAGTAGTCATCCGACATCACAATCATGTCGGGCATGTCAGTGCCGCGAGTCAGCTTGATCCACGTCGGGAGCATCAACGATTCAATCGTCGTCGCGCCCGGGGTGATCGCACCACCGCCCTGAATCGGAGCGGCTGCCGACTGCACGAGGTTCTGCCAGAAAGCCCAGGTCGTGGCATTAATACCGCCGACCGTGCCGGTGCCAGCATCGGCGACGATCGCCTGCAAACCGTTGATCTGGTTCGAAGCGGTGCCATCCGAGTAGATGTCGACCGACAGACCGTTGGCCATCGAACGCTGAGCGTTCTTGATCTTGGCCTTCGTGAAGTTGATGATTCGCTGCGCGCCCGAGTTCGTACGGAGTTCGAGGCCCGATGCGGCGACGTTGACAGCGACTTGGCGCCACGGATATTCCGCAGCGGTCAGCACGTCCACGGCGTTGATGTTGAGCACATCGTAGCCGCTGTAGCGCTGGTAGGTCGAGTTGGCTTGGTAGTCAAGCGGAGTGACGATCGACAGACCGCCGTCCTCGACACGAACGCGGCCCTTCGCGGTGAGGCGACGGAAAAGCGCGTTGTGCTTCGAAACGTTGTCTGCTACGTCCTTGCGGTGATTGCGATACGTGGTCGATACCAGTTCGGTGAAAGCGTTGAACAGGCTCGACTGACCCGGAGATGCCATGATTGGCTCCTATTCAGTTGAGAAGGCCCAGCGAACGCGCCGTGGCCTCAATGTCTTGTTCCATCGTTCGCGCCGGGTCAACCGAAGGGACACTCGTGCGGCCGTTGGGCCTAACCACGTTTGCACCTGCTTGCTTTGCCTTTGCGACCTTCGCTTTCCGCTGTGCGTCCCACTCTTGTTGCTGTTGAGCGAGCCAAATCTGGTACGTTTGCGGATTTTGCCGCATGGCCATCGCATAAGCGTCGTCAAGGTTCTTCGCGGAACCGGCCTGAAGAAGTACGGCCATGTCCTTTTGGAGAACCCCGAAATGCTCGTGGTCTGGGTCTGCGGCGAACGCAGCAATCTCACCGTCAATTGCGGAGGCTTCCGCTTGAACGGCGTGCTGTTGCGTCTGAAATTGCGTTTGCTTCAGGTGATTGATCTCCGCTTGCAGTTGCTGCACGTGAGGATCAACCGGGTTTTGTTGCTGCCATACCTGCTCGCCGGCAATCTGTTGGATGCCGGTCGCAAGCGTGTTCAGGTCGACGCCATAATCGTTCGCCACCTTCAGGAGCATTTGCACCTTCTGTGGCGTCGGGCTATAGCGAAGCAAATGATCGGCCTTGAAAAGCTCCTGAGCCGCCGCTTGGGGCGACACACCAAAGCTCTTGATCGTGGCCATGAAGGGCGACGTCGCGCGCTCCCATTCCTGTGCTTCGGTAGCGCGCGTCTTGTACTGCTCGATGCCCTTGTGGAAGTCATCCTCGCGGCGCTGGATTTCCGATCGCACCAGCGGGGGTAGTTTCTCCCACTCGGCGAGTGCGGCTTTCTTCCATGACGGCTTGAATGCAACGGGTTCGGCCGGATCAGCTTCGGTCGCCGCTTCTGCTGGCGCTTCCGTAGCCTCTTCGGTCGGCGCTTCCTCAGATTCCGTAGCCAGTTCGTCCGGAATCTCTTCCTCTTCCTCTACAGGCTCAGTCTCAGCGGGCGTGAAATCACCCTCGAATGAACCGCGCAAATTGGCGTATGTTTCCCGCAGCGTGTCGTCGATTTCAGGCATTGAAGGCTCCTTGGGCGTAAAAAAAGCCGCTCAAGGCGGCTTGTGTAGTTGTGTGTTGCAATTTCATCCAATCGCCTCGTTCAACACGCGCTGTTTCTCAACACTCATGTTGTTGAAGGTATCGGCAATGCCTTTCTCGATGCTCGTCTCGAATTTCTTGTCCGCTTCATCGGCGCGCTTAATGGCTTCGTTGCGCTCCGTCGACATGCCTTCCCACGGTCGGCAGTTATTGCGCTTCAGGTCTTCGGTGCGAGCGCGGCGTCCCTCGATCCAGCGGCCGTCAATCGGCGACTGATAGCCACCAATGTCCGTCTGAACGGCCGGCGCTTCGATGACGCGACGCATGCGAACAGGGGCAATCGGCTCCGACAGCAGCACACACTTGCCGCATTCCGGCGCGTCATGCCGATCTTCGATCTTGCGGAACACGTTTTCGGTCTTCCAGCACGAAGGGCAGCGGAAACTGTAAATCGGCATTACTCGGCCTCCGATCCTGCGCGCGCTGCGGTAATCTGCGCCGCTTCGAGCTGCGCACCGGTCGTGATTTCGGCAACTTCCACGGCGCGTTGGTTGTTCATCGCGGCGATCAGCATCTGAATCTGCCCTTGCATTTCGGACTGGCGCGCGTCGTTTTCCATGCGCATGCGTTCGAGGAACTCTTCGTTATGCGCCTTCAGCATGTCGCGATGGGCTTCTAGCGCATTCTCTTGCTGCGCCTGCAATGCTTGGGCGTGCTGCTGAGCGTATGCGACCTGAGCATCGGCACTGGCTCGCGCGTTATCGGCCTGCACTTGCGCCGCAATCTCTTCTTTCTTGCCCTGCTGGCGCAACTGCTCAACTTGAATCGGCACTTGAGCACGCGCTTGGTCGGCAGCAACCTTCGGATCAGGCTGCGGAGGCGGGGGCGGCTGCATCTGGTCAATCGCATCCTCGACGCTCGATCCCATGCGGAATTTGCGCGCCGTCATCAGCAGCAGTTCCTTGAACGCAGGGAACGGCAGAATGCCCTGCTGCACGATCGGCCCGACCTCTTTAACCAGCGTCACAATGGCCGTCATGACCGTAGCCAAATCTTGCGCGTCTTCCTGCTGTGCCGCGGCGATCGTCGAATCTGTCTCGATGTCGACCCGGAACGTGCGCTGCGCATCGTCCTGCATCGCCTTGTGCACGTCTTCCCACGTCAGCGGCTTGGGTGG